CATCTTATCACCAAAAAAATATAATTGATCATCTCTACTAAAATCTCTTAATATTTGACTCTTATCACTTCCTTTTGGTCCTATGTCAATACCAGTCTGACCTCCAAGAGTTATCGATAACTCAGGAAATTCATTTCTTAATCTATCAACTATATCAACTCTTTCTAATCTTTCAGTATCCCACTTTACATACTCTTCTCTGTCTTCAAAATTTATATCACCACCACGACCTAGAATACTAAAATTAACATTGCCAGGTCTCTTCTCTATATGTCTACCAGTACGAATAGGAAACAAACTAAAATCCAATTCACATCTTAAAAATCTTTCAACTTTTTTTGGCAACTCCCAAGTATCTCTATAAACATTTACATCACCTTCATATACATCACTACCAGAACAATTATAAACTCTCTTACAAGCATTATAAATGCCTGCAGTTACTTGTTCATAAGTCTTTTCTCTATCACTACCAGTAACAAGATAAACATCATTACACTGAATAAACTCATAGAAAAATGGCAGAAAATCAAATGCAATCATTTTTCTAGATGGAGTTAATGTTCCATCAACATCGAATATATACTTCTTCATAAGATTAATTTCTTCTTATCAGGAGTGACTAATTTACTACCAAAAAGTTCATTATATTTTTTCGTAACATCTTCACTAACTTCTGCAATATAAACTATATGATCCTGAGATACAGTTAACTCTGGTTTATCTGGATCAATAACTGTAGCCCAAGGAGCAAATCCAACTCCACTTTGAGTAGGAAGAACAACTAAACCATTTTTTACTGTAATAGTAGAATCATTTTCAGAAACTAGTTCTGCTACTACTTCTTCGCCAGTAATAATACGAAGTAATTTTACATTAATCATTTGAATTCACACTCACACATAATTTCAGTTAAGGCAGCAAGAAGATTTATTTCTTGGTCGGCAACGAAGGCAATTTGATACTGATACTTAGCAATAATAAGAACAGCAGCAGGAATGGTGCTAGGTACAAGGGAAGTTGAAAGAGTGTCGTAAATACGCCGAAGCAAAACAGCAGGATCGTTGTCCAAGTTATTGACACACCATTTACGTACTTCCGTAAAGTTTTTTTCCTTGAGGTTTTTAATGAGATCATTTACTGATATATCAGATAAAGTTGCCAGTATACCTGTGTCTATTATACCACCAACACTATATCTTTGCAACTCATTTAAGACTCTTCTCCAGTCTGGGAAGTGTTTGTTAATTAGTTCTGCTACAACCTTTTTATCAGACTCTATTCCTTCTTCTTCCAGAATTGAGTTAATACGTTTGAAAAAGCATGTTGCGACTTCTTGTTTTTCTCTTCCTTTAATGGAGAACTCGATGACAGCACATCTGCTGTGGAGGGGTTCAATGATTTTGTTCTTGTAATTACAGGTAAAGATAAATCTGCAGTTTCTGGAGAACTCCTCAATACTCGCTCTAAGAAGGAGTTGTACGTCGGAAGTGGTATTGTCTGCTTCGTCGATGATGATGACTTTATGTTTCGACTGGCTTGTAAGAGAGACTGTAGAGGCGAAGTTTTTGGCACTATTCCTAACCGTGTCAAGAAACCTTCCTTCATCCGATCCATTAATGACATAATAGTCTACTCCTAATTGATTACACAATGCCTTAGCAACTGTTGTTTTACCACATCCAGCAGGACCAGATAAAAGTAAATTAGGCACTTCTCCTTTATCTAGGAAATCAAGAAAAGTTTTCTTTGTACTTTCTGGTAAAATACAATCTTCAATTGTTTTGGGTCTGTATTTTTCAACCCACAAAAAATCACTGTTCACTTAATTTCCTCAGTTCTGTAAGGATATACTTATATGACTCTACTATATCACCTTTTCCTTTCCTAAACAAGTCTTTATCAAAACTTTTACCTTCTTTCCAAAGCCGCATTCCATCAGGTGATAGTTCATCAGCAAGGAGTAAATTTTGTCTAGAATCATAACCAAACTCCAATTTAAAATCAACAAGTGTAAGACCAATCTCTTCAAAGATTCCTTTTAAAATTGCATTAATTGCTCTTGCATTAAATGATAACGTTCTTATTTGATTACCATATCCCATTAAATTAATACGATCTTGTGTTAATAATGGATCATCCTTATCATCATCTTTTAAGAAGTACTCAACTAATGGTTCATCAAATATCTTACCTTCTTCTATAGTTGTCTGTCTAACAATAGATCCAGCAGCAACATTTCTGACCACAACTTCTATTGGAATAATATCTACTCTCTTACATGACATAATCCTTTCTGGGAATGTGTCTATGTAATGAGTTTTAATTCCTGCTTCTTCTATTTTTTTAAAAAGAAACTCAGAAATCTCCATACAGACTTTTCCTTTTCCTTCAGGAAAATCTACATGTCTACCATTACCAGCAGTAACCTTATCCTCATACTGTATAAGAACTACATCATCTTCATCAGTAGTAAATACAGTTTTAACCTTTCCTTGAATAATTTTAGTGTCACTCATAATAACAATGTTCATTTTCCTTTAATAACAACAATTGACATTAAACCTAAGATAGTAAAAATAATTGCCCATATAGGAAAGAATGGGAGAACTATAAATGCATGAATCAATTGCACTATTACTATGCCATAGAAAATCCACATAATCCACATACCAATTTTATTATGGAGTGAACCACGTTTATATGGATGACATCCAGTAGGCCCTGAGTCCCATCCATCTTGCATATATTCTTTTGTGTCAATTTGTCTATTCATAACCAATCTGGTTTTCTGGATCCGTCACGAAGATAATTAGATGCAACCCAAGGTTTGCTGCTAATGTAATTCTTGTAAGCAGTAAAAGTGTCAATGCTTGTGTCATATTTAAACTCATCTGGCATTGCCCTCGTAAATGATGTTGGTCTATCCATAGTAAAAGGAATAAGGTGTCCTGCTTCTAATACAGTTTTTTCACAACTATGAACCTTACCATATCTATGAGTATACTCTTCACACAAAGCAAAACCATGAGCAACTAACCACCATGCATTCACATTAGATTCATTTGCCCATACTGTACAGGGATGATTACGAAAAGCACCTTTGTCAGTATTGTAAGGTGTACCATCTTTTTTATGAAGTACACCAAAGTTGTGGCCCCATTTTTCAGAACAAACAATAGCAAGCATCTGACATGTTTCTAGGGGCATCTTGACAACATGTTTATCAGGCAACACTTGAGCACACTTTACTGGTGCTGGATCAGTCACAAAAATATTCATAATAATAGTATACCACTTAATTATTCCAGTGTCTCATAACACCAGCAACAATGAAAATGTTAGTAGTGAGATAAGAGATAAAGATAAAACTGCGAATAAGGCATACCGCATTATCATATTTTGCAGTTTTATTATCTTCGAAACTTCCCAAGGCATACTTCCATATCCTCCAATATCTACGCATTAACCAAATTCAGAATCAGGCTCTAATGCAATATAATACTTAAGATCTATATCCTGATGAGAGAAGACAGATAGTAATTTTTGAGATACAACCACATTATAAGACCCTGGCAAGATCTTGATATTCTCTACCTTAAAGTTAAATGAGAATGTTGAATCAGTCTCACCAACTACAATAGAGAAATCATTAGAAGTATCATTCTTCTTATCTCTAACAACAATCTTAACAACACCTTCACCACCAACTACTGCCAAATCAGGAAGTTGATATATTGAAGCAGCCTTAAGTAACTTATCCAACTGTTGTGTTGTTAATGCAAAAGATACATCTTCACTAGGAAGTTCAATATTCTTATCAGGTGGAGTTACAATAACATTTGGATCAGCAAAGAAATACTTTGAACGCATCTTGCCTTCACGAATAATAGTATATCCTTCATTAACAAAATCCAATTCAGGATGTTGGTGAAGACTAAGACCATTTAAGAACTGATTCAAATCATAAATTCCAAAATCTCTAGGAATCTCTTCATCAATAACTGCTTCTGCTAGAATATTCTTCATCACTGAAATGGTTCTCAAAGAAGAACCTTTCTTAAAAAGAATAGATTGATTAATAGTTGAAAAGTTTTTAAGTAAGTTCAGTGTTTTTTCAGAAAGTTTCATAACCACGGGTCGGAGTTTCATTGTTTGTATGTCCACTAAAGTAATAAAGAAGTAAACAATAGTGCATTGCCTTTAGTATATCACGTTTTGCTTGTCCTTTTCTATCATACCTAGCAAGATACTTAATAGCATTAGATCTACAAAAAGATTCTGCATCACCTACAGACTGAATCAAATCTAATGTCTGTGTATTGTTTTGTTCTGAAGTATAATGTCCAGAATATGTTGAAGAAATATAATCTTTAAGGTCTTTAATACCAGCATCTTCTTCATACTTTTGAGACTTATACTCCAAATTTGGTTCTGGTTTTTGAATCACTTCTTTCTCCAAAGATCCTGCTCTTCTTCTTGTTACTGTTTCACCACCATCAGGAGATTCATAAACCCAAGGCGGGGTTTCATCAGGATTGAGTGATATATTTAAACTTTCTGCCTGAGGTTGATAGTAAGAACATTGTTCTGGATATAAACCACCATAAGCAATATCAGATACATCCCTGCCAGGAACTTTTTGTTCATTATCTTTTGTCATAATAGGAAAATTCTCATCAAGTGTTCCATTAAGTACGTCATAAGCTAGGCTCCATGCATTTACCATATCATTAATTCTCCTCTTTGTCAACAGTAAGTTCAAAGTCGGCATCAACTTTATCATATAGTTCTAAGAAGGACTGTTTAGTCTCATCATCAAATCTATTGATACATACTTGAATAGCTTTCTCTTTCTTACCAAAGATAGAATAAGCACGAATAATATGTACAAGTCTTCTTGTAGATATTACATCTTCTACTCCACCATCATAGAAAGTTTTACGAATAATATCTGACCAATCACAAAGTCTCTGACAAAACTCAGAATCATTAACACCAACAGTAGAAGCAACATTCATAAGAATCTTTTGTTCTGATGCAGGGCCAGGATAATCTTGTTCAAATGTTACTGGGAATCTTTCAAGGAAGGCTTCATTGAGCACGTTAGTTCCAATAAACCGTCCGTCGTCTGAACCTTTACCTTTAGTGTTCGCTGTTGCGATAACGTTGAATCCTTTTGCTGGTCTGACGAACTTTCCGATTTTTTTAAGGAAAACTCCTTTACCTTCAAGGATGGACTGGAGGCATAAGATTTTGTTTGAGGCGAGGTCAATTTCGTCAAGGAGCAAGACAGCTCCTCTGTCGAGAGCTTGAATAACGGGTCCGTCATGCCAGACTGTGGCGCCATTAACAAGACGGAAACCACCAATAAGATCATCTTCATCTGTTTCAATAGTAATGTTTACACGAATAAGTTCTCTACCTAATTGAGCACATGCTTGCTCCACACCAAAGGTCTTACCATTACCTGATAGTCCAGTAATAAATGTAGGATAGAACAATCCTGATTTAATTATATTCTTAACATCGGTAAAGTTACCAAACTTTATAAAAGTACTATCTTTTTCAGGTACAAGATTTTCTTTAAAAGAAGGTTCTACAGCAGGAGAACTAAAAGACTTTTCAATATTCTCTACTGCTTCTGTAGTTACTTCAAGATTCCACTTACCTTTACCAACTTTATACTTTTTAATTTTTTTAGTTACTGTTCCGTAACCTATACCATTCATAGCAGAAAATGCACGAACGTCAGCAGTTGTAAATTCTGTACCGTATAGTTTTTTCAAACCATCAACAGCTTGTTGTTCAGTCATTTTTAATTCAAAGGTCATAATATTTTGTCTTGATACACATAGTATACCAATAAAAAAGGGGGCTGATGCCCCCTAGTGTTCACTTTGTCAACTGTCCTACTCCTTATAATTAGCACCCTTACCTTTTGGATAAGAACGATCAGGAATTGCTACAGGTTCTTTCTTTCTCTTTTCTCCAGATGCAGCATAAAGACGAGATGCTTGACTTGCTTTTGCTTTAGCACCTTCCTTATCACCAGCAGCCGCTAATTTACCTCTTGCAACATCTGCTCCTTTAGATGCTTTAAGTGCTAAATCTGCAGAAATTTCAGTCAGACTCTTGATTTCCTCTTCACTGAATAATCCAGCATCTTGCAACTCTTTAAGAATCTCACCATCTAATTCATGACCTGCAGCAAGAGTTCCTGCTTGACGCATACCAACACTACCTCCTTTTGAAGTTGGTTTAGGTTTACCCATTCCAGTAACAGCATCTCCAACTTCATGTGCAAGACTAGCACCATGAGCAATTTGACCAGCCTTCTTTACAGTCATACCACTTTTTGCTGCAGTAGTTTTTGCAGCAGTAGCTGCACCTTTTACTGCACCTGCACCAGCTTTTGCTGCAGTTGCAGTCTTGGCGGCTAATGCACCTGCACCTGCTTTTGCAGCACCAGCGGCCGCTGCACCCTTAGCGGCTAATGCAGCACCTCCTGCCTTTGCAGCACCAAGAAGACCAGCGAGAGTCAATGATATTGGTTCCTCATCAATATTTTGAACATCTTCTTTAACTTTTTTCTTCTTATCCTTTGGATTTAAAGACCTGCCTTCTGAATCATATCCCCACTTAGCATCTTCTTCAACTTCCTTTTTATACATTGATGAATAGGCATCCATCAAACTACTTGGAGTAGCAACAGAACCATACTGAGAACCACCAAGATCCTCAGTTTTCTTTTCACCTGTAACTGACATCCCTTGAGATATCATATCTTTCGAAACTCTATGATCCATTTTTAACTACAATTTTTTAAGTATTTAGTTAAGCTATTAATTCTACAAATTCACTTAATACTTTCTTATTCATCTTTTTAGTTTTAAGAGACTTAACAAATGCTCTTTTTATTTGAGCTTTAGTTGCATCTTCTTCAACTTCAAACTCATCATTATTAGATAAATGAGTAGATGAAAGTCCAAAGTACTTATGATATCCAGAATTATCAATAGAGAATGATTTGTTCTTCTTCCAAACTTTATTAATCTTTTCAAATTGATCATTCGACCATCCACAATATCTACGAATGAAAGAACCAGCATCTCTACTTTCAAGAACACGAATACCAATGAAATTAATATTAGGAAAATTATCTCTAAGATTTCTTAGAAGCATTTCACTAAATCCATAATACTCATAAGGCATTTTATAAGTAGTTCCTATTTTTCTATCCCTAAGAAAACAATCACCATGAACTCCACGAGTACCTAGATATGGTTCATCTTCCCACTGTCTATGTACAATACGATGATAACTTAAATGACCAGCCTCACCATCTGTAAGAATTACACATTGAACTTTATCAATTCCATTCTGTTTCTTGAATTGTGGAAGAAGTGAATGTAAAGCAATCAAAGATTCATTCAATGGAGTACCAGAAAGATTTAATCCAAGAGGTGTTTGATAACAAGTATAGTGATTAAAATTATATGCTAAACGAAATATATTTTTCATCTGATGTTCTAATGTCTTCCCATTAGTCTTATGAGTGAAAAGATTTAGTAAAGAAAAGAATCCACTTACTTCAAATAATCCTGCTTTTGGTTCATATGAGAGTTGTTCACCATCTTTTGGATAGTCACCAGTAAAAGCATAAACTTCAAATGGTATTTGAACTTTCTTACAGAACCATATTAGATTATATAACTGTTTGATAGTGTCAAGCATCACATGATTCATTGATCCTGACCAATCAAGAATGAATACTAATCCGTGGTTTTTCCCATCAGGAACAATCCCAACCTTCTTAAAAATGTCTTCATTGAATCTATACGTATGAAGCTTTTTTGTATCGAGGATCCCAGTGCGATTTGTACTAGTACGAGCATAATTGTCAGCTGCTTTCCGACATTCAAATTCTTTAACAAGGTAATTGACCTCCTTTTGTGCAGATTTTTTGAATTCATTAAACTTCTTGTCAACTTCAGAGATTACTGATCTATGACGATAACCATAATAGATGTCTTCATCTTTTACAGTAAATGCTGGCATATCTATATCATCAACCCACTGTTCATCACATCTTTCATGTATCTCTTCATTAGATATAATAACTCTATCTAAGTCGAGTTTAGGTCTTTCAACATATACATTCTCTGCTGATCCTTGATCAACTAAGTCTTTTAATGACTCTTCAAGAGCCTGAACAGTTTTAACTTCAGGTTCTTCTTCTTGTTCATCTATACGACTTGGTTTATTTTCAACAGATTGTGTTTGTGTTTCAGTTGTTGATTCTTCATCTTCTAATTTTTCTTCCTTATCAGTGTCCTTTGTTTCAAAACTATAACTAGGAGTTTCTAAATCAGCAGGATCTGTTCCTTCTCTTTCTTCTTCTTGTTCTTCTTTCTTTCTCTTCAATTCACCTTTACAATAATTATAAAGAAGTTCAGCAACTTCTAGAGTATCTTCAAATGTCTCACATACATTAATTTTATTAATAATATCTTTTTCACAATCATCAAAATATATGTCTAAAAAATTTCCTACCTTAAAATATAAATTAATACGATCAGCAATATTCATTTCATCAACATTTATATCTAAAACATTAAAGAAATCTTGTTCATGTAATTCTTTATAAGCATGAAAAAAAGTCTTTGAAAGGCCAGGATATCTACGTTTAATTAATTTTTCAATTCTTGCATCTTCAACTATATTCACAAATGATAAAGGAATACGTCCTTCAAAAGACCAGTCATTAGGAGTGTAAAGAGCATGACCTACCTCATGACCAACCAACATATCATATACATCATTACTTGCTTTCTCCCAGATGGGAAGAGTTAATACCCTAGTATCTACATCAAACTGTGCAGTTTCAACATGTTTATGTTCTACTACAAAATCTTCAGTAGCAAGAAGTTTAGCTAATTGTGATTTGATTTCTTGTTTTACTGCCATGTGTTTCGTTCTGTATATACACATTATAAGACCCCCGACGAGGATCGGAGGTCTTTAGTAGACACTTTATCAACTGTCTACGCCTTTCTCTTGCAGAACGTAGTGCCTGTGGTTTAAGTTTTCGTTTCGGTGGTTTACCCGAATTGTGTTGCCAATTAGAAATTCTCATTTTGTTCCTTGTATCCTTGGACCATTCTACTGAATCCTTTGATCTTCTCAAATTGTATCATACTCTCAAACCTATCGTGAAGAGCTTGTTTGTGGGATATGACAAACACGTTAGCATCTTTTATAACATACTTAATAATTTTAAGGAATTCCTCAGTTCCCATACCATCCAAAGAACTGTCAAATACTTCATCCATAATAAGGAGATTAGTATTGACTGAATTCTTAACTCTAGCAATTTCTCTCCATGTGAATAGAAGTGCTAAATCAATTCTCATCTTCTCTCCTTCAGAGAAAGAAGCATAAGAAAAATCTTCATGTATGGGAGACTGAATGGTTTCATTAAACTCCTCATCAAGTTTAAAATTAATATAGAAGTCCATCATCCTGAGATACTTATTAACCTGTTGGTTGATAAGTGGAAGATACTTTTTGATGATTTTGGACTTTACTCCACCATCCTTGAGAAGGGAATAAGCAAAAGCGTGATAAGAGATCTCTTGTTTTTTATCTCCCAAGAGATCATAGGTTTCTCTTAAATTTTCATTAAACGTATTTAACTTCTCATGTTCAGAATTTCGGTTTTCAAGTTGAGTGGTAATAGTTTGAATTTCTGATTCAAGTTCTCTGACCTGTTTTTGACATCCAGAGATGCGAGTATTGTTTTGAGAAATGCCATGCGTTAGTTTAGTGATCTCCTTTGATAGATTGGTAAATTGATGCTCTCGCTCTTCTTCTGTTTTAATTGCTTCTTCTAGTTCTTTATAACCAGATTGCAACTCCTTAGCTTTAGATTGAGCATCAGCAATTCTATTTAACCTAAAATCTTCCTCTATATTCTGAGTACAAGTAGGACATACCGTATTCTCTGTGAAAAACTTATGTTCTTTGGTAATGGTAGATACCTTATTAGATAATTTACCTTTCAAATTGTTTAGTTTCTTTAACTTAGATGCAGCACCAGTAACCTTTTCTTGTTCCTTTAAAAGATCTTCTACATTACTTTCTATAAGTTGATTATGTTCCATATGAGTATCAGCTTCAACAGTTAAAGACTTTATCTTACCTTTCTTATCAGATATATTTTTCTTACTACGATTCTCTAATTCTTCAATAAAGTTCTCTTGCATTTCTACTTTATCATTAAGAGATTCTTTCTTTAATTCTAAAGTCTTAACCTCATCTCTTATATTCTTAATCTTATCTCTTATAATATTATTCATAGCAGAGAAGATTTTTATATCTAAAAGATCTTCAATAACTTCTCTACGAGTAGAACCCGTTAATTGCATAAAAGGAATAAAAGCACTACTACCCAAAATAACAATCTGAGTAAAAGACTTATAGTTCATCTTAAGAACGTTTTGTTCTAACCATTTTTGTTGATCATTAACAGATGATGACTGATTCAACATCTTACCATTTCTATGAATCTCAAATATATTTGGTTTCATACCTCTACGAATAAACCAATTCGTAGATCCTATACTAAAATCTATTTCAACAGAACAATCCTTCTCATTCATAGAGTTGAGAAGTTGTGATTTATTAATTTTACGAAATGGTTTATTAAACAAAACAAAAGTCAACGCATCTAAAATGGTTGACTTACCTGCTCCATTTGTTCCTATTATAACTGTAGTTGATGTCGATCTAAGATTAACTTCTGTCCAATTATTGCCTGTAGATAATAGGTTACGCCAGCGTATTTTTTCGAAAAGGATCATTCTTTGGAGGCACTATAATATCTTCTGGTGTAATTACATTATACACGTAATTATGTACTTGGCAAGCTTTAATAGCCACAGCATCATCAACTTCTATTATGTTCATCTCTGGAAAATCATCAACTTCCATTAATCCAACATATCTATCTGCATCATCTTCTTCTTCAAACATAAGAAGAACTCTATCTCCATTATCATCCTCAATAGCAAAAGCACCCTCATCCTCATATCCCTTTACAGTGAGAATAAACATTACTCTACCTCACAAGCTTCCTTGTATACATCTTGAATAATATTAGTAACAATAGATTTATCCAAATCTACCTCAGCTTCTTGTATATACCTATTTAGAATTGAGATGGTGTCTTCAGATTCTTCAACATCAAACTCCTCATCTTCAATGGTAGCAAGACCTTCTACAATTTTTAACTCAAAACAATTTGATGCATAAAGTTTATCAATATACTGTTCGAATTTCTTAGGATCAGTTTTCTTTCTAACTATAAGTTTAAGTATCTTATCTTCAAATTGAGTAACATCCAACATTTGATGTGGAGTATCATCATAATACAGATTATAGAACATACGATAAGGATTATCTATAGTAGTAAGTTCTAAAGTATCTGTATCAAATAAATGGAATCCCCTACTATCATTTACATCATTCCAATATATTTCATAAGGATTACCTAAGTAAGAAATATTATCTTGAGTTGATCTTGTATGATAATGCCCTGAAAATACTTTATCAAAATTTTTAAAAAGTTTATAATCAGTTCCATGTTCCATAACATAACCACCAGCATGTATTTTAAATCCTTTAAACTCAAGATGGCCCATACATACTTGACTCTTTGACTTTTCAATAAGTTTAAGAGTTCTTTTTTCATTCTCAGAATTAATCCAAGGAACAAGAAGAATATTTAAATTATCTATTTTTATTTCTGTAGCTTCTGGATAAACAGATATATTATTATACTCATTCAGAAGTAAAGATATAGCATTAACATCATTAGTATTTTTATAATAAGCAGTATGATTCCCCACAATAGTATGGAGTTCTATGCCCATCTGATCTAATCTACCAAAATAATTATCTTTAGACCATTTAAGAGCAGAGAAATCAATACCTTTTCTACTATCAAAAGTATCACCCATATCAATAACCGTGGTGATACCTTCCCTCTCTAAGGTAGGAAAGAAAACATCATTATAAAACTTCAGAAAATAATCATGAAAAAGTTTGGAGTTTTTTCTAGCACCAAAATGTTGGTCTGTAATTATAGCAATTTTCATTTTTTAGTTGTATTGCTACGTGTTCTGTTTATTATACTAATAAACTTATCTCCTGCAAAGGTTCCACCTAAACAGACATCTATTTCATCACCATCCTTCCAGTTAGTCTCACCATTCATTTTGGTATGTTGCATTGCAACTGCAATCTTTTCAATTACGTCTTGTGTTAATCTCATTGATAATTTTGCCTTGTTTGAACAGCATCTTTAATTTGATTATAATCAGAACTACTACCCATTGCATCTCCATCTACAGTAAACACTTCATCATATCCAGACCTTTCAAGTATTTTACTTTTTATTTCTAACTGTTTCTTTTCTTTCTGAATTCTTCTTAAGAATGCATAGTGAATAATCTGAGTGAAGTATGCGAATGGATTGGAAGACTTCTCTGGATTAAAATTATTAATATATTGAACACAATTTTCTATACCATCACAAACCATATCATCCTTAAACATATAATTTACAAAATTTGGTTTAAATGATAAGTGATTAGCAATCTTTAAAAAGCACTCACCAATATATCTTGGAATAACAGGTTTAGCTTCTCCCCTCGCCTCAGCTAAAGCAATCTGATCCTTATAAGCGATGATAGCAGCAAGGAACTCTTTATTATTAACGTAATGTTCAGAACGTTTTCTTGTTTTCCGCATTAGGCGCCATCCTGTTAGTTATCCATTCATAACAAATATTATACCAAATTATCAATCGCTTGACAAGTACCCTTTATACCACTAGAATAACTCTGTCAGGGTTCAAGGGAAAATATTAGCTATCTTTAAAAAGTTTTTCTAAAGACATTCTAGCATCTTTTACGTTGGAGATATAACCCATATCTCTTGACATACCTCTTGGTGGTAACATTTCAACACCATTATAGTATGCATCAACAAATTTGTCATATGCTTCTGTAACGTCTTGATCAAATATTTCACTAGTAGTAATAACTTTATTCATATCAATTATATAAGTCGTTTCTTTTCCAGATTTAATCCAAGGTTCTATCTTGATCATATTAATGCCTGGTCTTCTGGATGGTGATGTACAGTTCATCATTGCGGGCGAATCGACCAAAATTTTATCCATATTTTCTAATTCTGAAATTCTTGCTACAACTTCTTCTCCAGATGTAAGTTTAATAACAGCCAAAAATTTTTCTAATTTCATTTTTTTAAAGGTATCGTTAACATTTCATAATCAAAGTTTTCTTCGTTGTAAATTTTAATTCTTTCCATAAGGTGATTCATAGTATAGTTTCTCGTAGATCCATAGGTTATATCATCAGCAATATCATAAAGAGTGGCTTGAATTTTATTATCTCCTTTTCTCAATACCCTACCTATAGATTGTAAGTTTCGTATTCGAGATTTACTAGGTGATGCAAAAATAATATTATGTAGACGTTTAATATTAATTCCAGTTGAGAAAGTTCCGTAAGAAGCTATGATAATGGCGTTTTCTTCTTGTTCGGTAATCTCTCTTACTTGTTCTCTTTCTTCAGCTGCAACTCCACCGTATACAAAGAAGCATTTTCTATTTGCCTCTTTAGATTTATTTATCATTTCATAAAGAGGCATACCATGATCTTCTACTCTACTATAAAGAATAAGAGTATTGCCTTTTTGATCTAAAGTTAAATTTTTAATAAAGTTATTTCTTTGTTCATGATTTATTAAATACTGTATTTCATCTTCATAAGTATTAAATTTTTTTGCTTTATGTTTTAATACTAATACTTTGATATTTAACTTAGATAAGTATCCACCACTAATTAATTCATCAGTTCTTATTATTTTATATGATGGACCAAACAATCCCTCTAAGACCCATTTATGCGTCTGTGTGCCGTCTAATGTACCAGTAAACCCATATCTATACTTACAATCTAATAATTTAGTCATTATACTAACTAAGGATTTAGATTTAAATAAATGAGCTTCATCTCCTATAACTACATCAAAATCTTCAAAATAACTTTTAGGTAATTTATAAACAGATTGCCATGTAGTAATAGTAACTGGAAGATTAGATTGTTTTTCTTTTCCAGAATATATTTTATGACAATAAGATTCTGAATCCCAACCATAATCTGTAAAGTCTTTGAACATTTGTTCTACAAGAGATGTAGTAGGAACAATAATTAAAACCTTACGTTTATGTTCAAGATGATACCTTGTTAAGGTATAAATCATCAAAGACTTACCAGATGCAGTAGGAGATATTAATAATTTACGATTAAATTTTAAAGCATCATAAACACCTTTTATTTGATAACCTCTAGGTTTATGTCTAGAGATACTTTTCATATAATCAGCAACACCTTCTGGTGATATTAATTCATTTTCTTCTAAAGGTAATCCATAAAACTTATTACCTTCAAACTCATAAGTATAATCATGTCTATCACAAAACGATATAACCTTATCAGTTAGTCCAGTATATAATTCATTCTTTCGGATATCATAAAGACGAATTTTACCATCCCAATATTTGTTCCTATACTGCGGCATAAACTTTGCGCCAGGAACGTCAAATGAAAAATGATCTGATAATTCTCTATAAACGTGTTGTTCAGACTCCACGTTAATAAAGACTTCGTTCTTCTTTTTGATAACCAAATGTGTCATGTAAATCCTGCCTGGAACTTATGCCATTCAATGGAATTTTTAATTTGGTATGTTCTATTGGAGATTTGTTTTAAAATACTATCAAGATAATTAATCATTACATCATAGTATTCTATTTTCATCGATGCTTCTGATAATTTTTCATCAGCATCTAGATACTTTTGCATAGTATCTTTATCTCTAATCTTTTTAGGAAAAGGATTATCTATGTAGACATCTGGATCTGCCTTTCCTGAAAAATATTCATACCTATCGTGTCTGATATTTTTTCGTAATGATTCTGCCCTACTTTTTAATAATATAAGGTTGTTCATCATTTCATGGTATTTAGCATGAAGTTGAGGAACTCTAAGGGATTCTTCATGCATATTATCAATGTCAATCTTCGAGTCTGTTTCCCACATAGACTGAATCATATCA